GCCTTGAAAGACTTAAAATCTTCGGGCTTGATATTCCACTTTCCCTTGATCTTTTCGGCCTTAATGGTTTTTGTTTGCATTAATTCAAGGGCTGTTGCGTATGTAATTTTAAGAGAAATCGCTATCTCCTTTGGCGCTAAATAGCCCTTGGCTTTAGCCTTTTTCACAGCGTACCGCCTCCCTCTTTTCGCTTTGGCGTAACCTGATATTTGTCCAACATGGAAAACTTTTTGCCGCACAATCCGCATTTCCCCGCAGCGAACGCATGGGAAAGCAATTTCAAGCCGTACCCTTCTGCCATTAATTGCGAGCATTTATAACATAGAGCAATTTCTATCTGCATCCATCTACCTCCAATGCGCCGGGGGTGAGGCAAGCACCTGCCCACTGTTCGGCCATTGCGCGAGCTATGCCAAGAAATGTTTTTGACCTAATGCCGGGGTTTTTGCTGAATGTATCTTCCCACGTATAAGCTTTCCCTTTTGGAGAAATGCCCCACAGTTCGGCGTTGTTTGGCTTTGGCAAATCGTTGGTTTCTAATGGTTTTAAGCCCTTTAGCCAGAGACAAGTTGCTTTAGTAACATAGTTTTCCTCGTCATTTATGCTTTCTGCGAACATATACGGAGATACTATTTGTGACGGCTTTCGGTAAGCCGTGTTCATCACTCCAACAGGATTTTCAATTGCTATATGTTCACAATCAGCATTTGCAAATGCCATAAAGAACCGCATACCGTCTATTCGTTTTTGCGTCCTAAGATTTATTTTTTCCAACGAAGTAAACGCAATTGAGTGATGCCGCGTCGCTACGTTCGTCAAATATGTACACGGCGGAAATGCGATTATCATGTCCCATCTGCCGTCTATGTAATGCTCTGCGCCGTCCATTGTCTTAAAAGAACAATCGCCATTCAGAAGCGGTATAACGTCCTGCTGAATGTGCCACTCTGGATGACCTCCGGAACACTGTTCAACGTCGCATGAATAAGCCTTGTGCCCGAGCTTTCGTAATTCAATCGTTACAGCCTGGCTTTCTTCGCAAGCCGCCAACACATTCATCCCTCACCCTCCAATCTCATTCTGCGCCGCCTCTCGCGACCTGTGCGGCTTCATTCTGTTATTTTATACAAATCTTGTTTTTTATCACAGCCGCTTAAAATGGCAAATCCTCATCCATACTCTCATCTACCGGATAGAATCCTTCTTCTTCGATTTTTTCCTTCTTTTTGTCCGCGAAAAACTGTTCCTCAACAATAACGTCTGTTGAAACTCGTTTACGCCCTTCTTTATCTTCCCAATTCCTGACTTGCATCCTGCCGCCTACTGCCACTTGCAGCCCTTTTGTGAAATATTTCTCGGCAAATTCCCCTGCCTTGCCAAAAGCGACACAGTTTATAAAATCCGCGTCAGTTTCACCTTGACGCTTAAATTTTCTATTAACCGCTAGTGTGTATTTTGTAACTGTTATTGGTTCTGGTCCTTGCGTATACCTCGTTTCTGGTTCACGCACTAACCGCCCCATCAAAATAACTTTATTCATTTTATCCCTCCAATGCCTTGTTTTGGGCTTCTTCTATGGCTTCAAAATTCCAATCACGCTGTTCAAAATTTGTGAATTTATTTTTCTTTTGCCCCTGTAAAGGCGGTTTTTTATAATTGTCGTCAAGATAATCCAAATAGCCGCTATTGAAAAACGTACTCCCGTTTTGAGGCTTGCGCCAAGTATCGTTTGCTAAGTCCGCCTTGTATCGGTCAATAGCTTTCACTATTGCAGCCTCTCCAATATCAAGTAATCGCCTCTTATTAGCCTCTGATACTTTTCCCTTTCCACGCTTCAACGGATACAGTTCCCATAGTTTTTCAAACAGTGCATTAGCGTCAGCGGTGCACAATGTTTTTATATTTCTTTTATTCTTTATATTCTTTATATTCTTTATATTCTTGTTTGTGGTCACTCGTTGGTCACTCGTTGGTCGCTCGTTGGTCACTTGCTGGTCACTTTGCTGGTCACCTGATTGATATTTTTCCCAATTAAGTATTGTAATTAAGCTATTTTGGTTACATCTTTTACGGTCAATTTGCTGGTCATTTTCAAAGCAAATTAATATACGTTTTACTTTACTTTCGTTAATGTGCAAATTGTTAGAAATTGAATTTCTGCCTGTTATGAGTTGCCCTGCGGTTAAAGTAATCCGTTCCCCTGCAAATAATATATCTACATCTTTATGAGTTGCTATTAAAAGCAGATAGCACCAAACGGCAAAATAATCACTGTCCTTACAAATTATAGGGTTATCAATTAATTTTCTGTGTAGTTTAATCCATCCATCCATTAATTTCCCTCTTTTTCTAATGAATAGCGTATATAACTAACCTTTTCGCCGTTCCTGTTAACACTTGTTTCAAACTCCTTTTTAAACCTGTAGCCATCCTTTTGTAAATCGCATATCCGGCTTGCTAATCTTGTGCAGCCGATATCCTGAAATGCCTGTAAGGTTGATATACTGCCAAATTTTTGAATGTATTGTATAATCCGTTCGTTCTGTGTCATTTAATCACCCCCGAATAAAACTCAAGGTAAAATTTAATCCAATCGTCTAATTCCATTGTAACCAGCCATTGACAATTATTTTTTCGGTGAAAAACAGAAGGGATTTCGCTATCTTTTTTATCGGATTTCGCCTGTGAAATAGCATCATATAGATTTAATTTTTCAACACGCTTGCATTCAATATGTATGCCTGGCAACCCTATAACATCAGCGTCGCCGTTAGCACCCGAATACTGCTGTCCTCGTCTACAATCAAACCCATACTGGCGTAAAACTTTTGATAATTCCCTTTCCCCTGCTGCCCCTTTTTGTCGGCTATTCAAGATAGTTCCTCCCTATCAAATTCATAAATTCTTCACGGGTATGGGTTTCTTCAAACTTTCTTTGACAATCTTGTTTTAATAAAATATCTAGGGCGTGTCCATCCCTGCCATGTACCCCGTTTGTGCCTCTGTGCAGCTCCGGGGTTAAGAAAACCCAAAACCCGTTTTTATCTGATATGTCGCGCCAACCGCGCCCAAAATATATATGATGCTTTTCTAATACTCCGTCCGAACCCGTTATGTAACATGCTTTTTGTTTTCCTTGGAGTATCGAATAATTATGACTTCCGTTTCTCACGCCCCCACAACGCTTTCATATTCTCTAGTTCCTGCGGGGTTAATGTTTCTATACCCTGCTCTTTACAGTCTATTACTATGTTGTCTATCAACCGTGACATTTGTTTTGTGTTATAAACGCTACTGCCGTAATAAAAATTATAAATACCCTTATCTTGCCCAAGGTCTACTTGTTCCGTTAACCAACCTTTACCCAACATCCCCCATGCCGTACTCATTGTCTTATATAGCTCGGTGTCCATAGTCTCTGTACGCTTAACGCCAACCTCTTTTATATGTTGCCTGTACACTTCTATATCCGTTATACACAGCTTTTCAGCCAACAACCCACACAGTTTCCAACAATAGGCATTGGCGTCCAAAGAACGCTTATTACGCCATTTTTTTATGCTTATCTCTATTTCCGTATCCTTTAACTCGTTATACCGCTCTCTAAAATCCTCGTTTAATGTCAATGTTATATATTGCTTTCCTGTTGGTGGGGCTATAAAATCCCTTATATACCCCTTCATTTTGATTCAGCCGCTTTCTTTTTGGCTTGTTCTATATTATCTATAAGCTTTTGCGCACGTTTTGCCGTTAATTGAACGGCGTTTGTAACGCCCTCGTGTTCAAGAAGCTTTTGATACAAGTCGTCTTGCCCTTTATAAAGCTTATCCAATTTAACTTTCTGTTCCTCTGTTGCGTAAACTATGCTGCTCAACTCAGCTTTTTCAAGGTCTTTATTTCTCTGATTCAATAATGCGTTATTTAACTCTTCTGCACTGCATACGCTTGTATCAATTCCAAAACCGCACATTCCTAAAGCTCTGCCGACTGCGCTTGTTTCGCAATTTTCTATGTATGACGTTTTGTTTATGAACGTGCTGCCTTCCTTCTCGTAGGCTAGCCCTGTCCCGAGTATTTTTTGTTCTTCATCGAATACCGAAGCCTTTATAACTGCCACGCCATTTTCAAGGCTTATAAATTCTGTGACTATTGCCCCTTGTGGGTAAACCATTCTAAAAGCTTTTATTCTTTGATTTACCTCTGCATATTCCTTACCTTTGATATCCGTTGTTCTTATGCTTTCATTAGCTTTTGATATTTCGTTAAAGTTTTTCATCTTGTTTTTGCCTCCTTAGACATTTGATAAAAACTCGGTTAAATCTTCTTCCTCACTACAAAAATCCATTAAGTACCCTGATTTATCGTTGCTGTATCCCTGTTCGTATGCGTCTTTGAGTATTTTTAATTGTTCTAAATCGTCAAAATACCATTTTAAAAACTCAAGCCATTTGCCGCTTGCTGTTAAAAATGCTTCAAGATTTTCAACAGTATAGACCTTTGGTTTACATTTCTCGCAAAAATTTTCCATGCCTGCGTAATATTCACCGCACGAAGGACACTGGATAGCTTCCGAAATGTTGTTTTCGCCACAAAAGGGGCAAACATCATATTTTTCCTCGGCGTAGATTTCGCCATATGGCCTATATTCAACAACTGTTTTTAATTCGGATTCGTCAAAAACTTCGCCGCAATTTTCGCAAATTATTTTACACAATTGATTTTTCGCCTCTCTTGTGTTATATTTAAATTGATTTTTTTCTTTTGCCCCTCACTGTGCGCTAACACATGGGGCTTTTTTATGCCTTAACAAACCTACCGTTTTTTAATTTATAAAACGTATCGGCTTTTAGCGTTTTACCGTCTATCTGTTTTGATTTTACATATACACAAACTCCGGAATTATCATACTCGGCTAATGTTATCCATGTTCCTATCGTCCCTCTTATGCTACCATTTATGCCTATATTAGCAGCAACGCTGTTTTGCCCGGTAACACTTAGTTTAGCGGAATACCCAGAAGCCGCCAGTTTAGCGTAATCCCCAGAAGCCGCCAGTTTAGCGGAATACCCAGAAGCCGCCAGTTTAGCGTAATCCCCAGAAGCCGCCAGTTGAGCGTAATCCCCAGAAGCCGCCAGTTGAGCGTAATCCCCAGAAGCCGCCAGTTGAGCGGAATTCCCAGAAGCCGCCAGTTGAGCGGAATTCCCAGAAGCCGCGGATTCTTTTATTTTCTCATATATAAATGAAAAACTTGTTTTGATAAATACAGATAAATCTAGTTTTGCACCTATATGTAATTTTGTTGTGCAGTATTTTTTATTATCATCTGTTTTAGGCTCGTCCAGCGCCTCAACCTCTGCGAATTCCGTCATGTCGCCGTTATCATCAATCAGCGGATAAAAATCTAATACGTCTAACGGATTTTCGCAAAAATGCATACCGTTTTTACACGGGTTAGCAAAATCCTCCGTAAATGTGGTGTTTTCGGCATATCGCTTGCCTTTGCATGTCATATTTTTACCAAACGCCTTATATCCCTTCATATTAACCTCCCTAGTTATAAAACCTATGTACCCCTATCTGTGTTACAAATTTCTTATTTACCGCCCAATTAGGATTAACATAGTCTGCATGAAAATGTGTTGCGCCGTTTAAACTAAATTCCTGACGGTCGAATATTTCTGAAACTGCATTTTTAATGCTGTCGGATATTTCGCCCTGATATGGTTTTGCAAACTGACCTTTAGCTGTTAAAACCTCTGTTACCGTCATGTCCCAAAAATACGCCCGGTTAAAAATAACCTCTGCAACGGCGGCTTGTCCTTCTATTCCCTCCCCTCTTGCCTCTGCGGCTACAACCCTTTCGGTCAATTCCCGCTCTGCCTCGGATAAATAAAATATCTGTATGGGCTTGTCCTCCGGCTGTTCCTCCGGCGTTTCTATCGCGGTCATAACAGGCTTTGGCGGTTCTTCGGTATGAATTGTTACAGGATTGTTTAAAACGACTGCAAGGGCAATCAGGCACATATGTACGCCCTTCATTGATTTTCTCCTACAGCTTTTTCTAGTTGATTAATAACTTTTTTGGTTGCGTATTTTCCGTTATCGGTTAATTGTCTTTGCCATGCCCCTTCTCGTGGGGACCAGCGAAAACCGTTTGATTTTAAAATATTTCTAATTTCTATGCCCGGCTTATCATTAAAAAATAATTGAATCCGCATATTTTCTGTATTTTCAGCAACTTCGCAAATACTATTTTTATACTCTGATACAAGCTCGTTTTGCCCGATTTCTGCTTTTTCTTTAAGCCTCTGGATTTCTTTTATGCGACCCTCTGCCGATTTAATTTTATTTCGGGTATTGGTTAATTCAAATGGCGGCGCAGGACATTTATACCATGTATTTGATATAGCTTTATCAAACTCAACGGCTTTTTGCTCGTCTAATCCTTCAAACCCTTTCATGGTTCCGAATTTACGGTAATGCTTATTCATAGCTTTGCCATTTTCTAGTTTCTCTGTTAACGCGAAAATCTTCTCTTGCAATAACGCAATTGCGTTTTCATCATTACTTTTTATTATTTCACTTGAATACACGAGGCTTTTTATTTTATTTTTTATACCCATAAGATAGTTGTATTCAACCATATGCTTGTCTCGCCGCGCGTTCTGTTTTTCTTTTTTTCTTACCGGAAAATTGCTAGCTCCACAAATCATAACAGACGGGCACATTAATTCTATTTGAAATCCCTTATTGACATGTTCGGCGTACTTTTGCGCAAATCGGGCTGCAAAACCGTAAGCCTTTTCTGCTTGCTCGGGCTTTTCTTTTTCAACTTGCTCGGCTAGTAAATATGCCTCGTCAACCTGTTTTTTATAGGATTCTGTTTCGCTCCCATCGGTATATTCCGTAAAACTCCACATGTAACGGGCAGAACGCGCAGCCTTTTCATTTATCGAATAATATATTGGTTCTCTCATTAGTGCCTACCCTCCCGCACGGCTAATAAAAAATTCTCCTTTTGCAGCCGTTTAATTTCCTCAAACATTCTTCTGTTTACGGTTTTTTTCTGATAATACCGTTCCTCCGCGTGGTCGTTTTCTATTTCCTGAAATGCAGCGAAAACAAATACTGCCGTTAAAACTGCCGTTATGTAAAATAATATAAATATCGTCATGTTAAACCCTCCTTAGCTTGTCCTGCTTTTTCGGCAAGTTTAACTATAGCAACCGCCAATTCCGTTGCTAAATCTGTTAACCCTTCCTCTTTAAACGCCCTAACCATAGCCTCATATCTTTTATCTGGACTTTCTTTGCCGTATTTAAATTCAATCAATTTCCCGGCTTGTATGTATACCCGTCTTGTACCCGGTATAGGTTCGCCTATTTTCCCTGCTCTGGCGAGAACCCTAGCTCCCTGCGCCGACATAGCGTTGCCCAAATAATCGGCTGCCATTTGCGCGGTTATGTAATTGGTTTTATATAAATCCTCTTCTGTTATTTTTGTGCGTTCCCGTATTGGTTTTGGCATTTTCCCACCCCTCTTTAATAAGTATCATGGAATATTTTGTAATTTTGTGTTATCCTTTCATTGCAGGCTGTGATGAGCCGAGCACAAGAGAAAGGAGTGAATATAATGGATATTGACAAAATAATAGATGTCTCTATTGACGAGATGTACGAGTTTATGAAAACTGATGATTTTAAAAAACTCGTTGACAAAGATGCCACTACTCCATTTGTTATCGAATTTTTAAGAATTGGCATAAAAAATTATCATAAAGAACTGACAAAGCAACTTGCGGCTAAAGGCATTCAGATTTAACCTTTTTGTAATGCTCTATTCCCGCTATAAAATCTGTTGAGCAATTTTTAGGTGAATTAGTTTTTAACTTCGGAATTTTGAAAGTGATTCCATTTGGCTGGCTTTGTATTGCAAGTACAAAGTCAGCTATTTCTTTTGATGTTCCTTCAAATTTCATCTTATCCCCCCTTCTTTAACTTGCTTTATCGTCTTCTTCTGAAAACGCCATTA